TAAAACAAATACCGAAGCTCGTAATTCAAGTTTTGCTGCTGCTTATTATCCTTGGGTACAGATTCAAGATGCTACAACTGGTAACTTTAGATATGTTCCACCATCAGTAGTAATTGCTGGTGTGTATCATTTTAACGATACCATCGGACAACCTTGGTTTGCTCCTGCTGGATTAAACAGAGGTGGAATTGATAGTGCTGTTCAGGCATATAGAAAATTAACACAAGGTAACAGAGATGACCTTTATGAATCAAATGTCAATCCTATTGCTACCTTTCCTGGTCAAGGTGTTACTGTCTTTGGACAGAAAACAACACAGAAGAAAGCTTCTGCTCTTGACCGAGTAAACGTAAGAAGATTGTTAATCAATCTTAAGAAGTTCGTTGCTAACTCTTCAAGAGGACTTGTGTTTGAACAAAACACAACAGACTTGAGAAATCAGTTCTTGAATACTGTTCAACCTTATATGGAACAAGTTCAGGCTAATCAAGGATTGAATGCTTTTAGAGTAGTAATGGATGATAGTAATAATACACCGGAAACCATCGATAGAAATCAGTTGGTAGGTCAGATATTTATCCAACCTACAAGAACTGCTGAGTTTATCGTGTTAGACTTTGTTGTACAACCAACAGGCGCTGCTTTTCCTGAGTAATTTTAAATAAATGATATATTTATTATTGAAGACCAAATTTGGAGATAACAAATGGCTGAACTTTTAGAATCGAATAAAATATTTTACACACCATATGAACCGAAATTAAAAAATCGTTTTATCATGGAGATTGCTGGTATACCTGCCTTTACAATAAAGACAGCACAAAGACCACAAATCACCTTTGATGAAGTTCAATTAGAACATATGAATGTGACAAGGTATGTAAAAGGTAAGGGTAGATGGCAGACTTTACAGATTACTCTGTATGACCCGATTGTACCATCAGCCGCTTCATCTGTTATCGAATGGATAAGATTACATCATGAAAGTGCTACTGGTAGAGATGGATATTCTGATTTCTATAAAAAGAATGTTACCTTTCAAGTCTTAGGACCTGTAGGTGATATCGTTGAAAAGTGGACATTGTATGGAAGTATGATACAAGATGCCGCTTTCGGTGACTTAGATTTCAGTTCTTCAGATCCTGTAGAAATCACACTAACATTAAGATACGATTACGCTATACTTGAATTTTAAAAAACCGTTGTAATAAATACAACAAGGAGTTATAATGTCAGAACATAAGTTCCCTACGGAAGTTATTGATTTACCGTCTCAAGGAAAAGTATACCCTAAAGACTCACCACTGAGCGATGGTAAGTTAGAATTAAAATACATGACGACCAAAGAAGAAGACATTCTGATGTCTCAAAACCTTATTAAAAAAGGTGTGGTGATTGATAAGCTCATCGACAGTTTGATTGTAACCGATGGTGTGAAACAAGACGACTTATTACTTGGTGATAAAAATGCTGTATTAGTAGCATCTAGAATTTTAGGTTACGGAGCAGAATATTCATTTAAGTTACCTCATCCTAAAACAGGTGAAATGGAAGTAGTATCTGTTGATTTAACAAAGGCAGAAGATAGATATATTGATGAAAGTATAATGATAAAAGGTAAAAATGAATTTGAATTTAATTTACCTACAACTAAAATTAATTTAACTTTTAAATTATTAACTCAAGAAGATGAAAAAAAGATTAATAATGAGTTAAAAGGTTTAAAAAAGATTAATAAAAAGGCTTCTCCAGAATTAACTACTAGATTAAAATACTTAATACAGTCTGTAAATGGAGATTATGAAAAGAAAACAATCAGAGAATTTGTTGATAATAACTTATTAGCAAGAGACGCAAGAGCTCTTAGAGAATATGTTAGATCAATACAACCAGACATTGATTTAGAGTTTAATATTGAATTTGAAGATGGGCATATTCAAGAAAATGTAACTATTCCCATCAATGCCTCGTTTTTTTGGCCTGACGCCGAATTATAGACAATTATTATATACTGAGATCCACGATCTAGTGTACCATGGCGGCGGTGGTTTCATACACTCAGAAGTATATAACATGCCAGTTTGGATGAGGAGGTATCATATAGACCGAATCAACGAATTTAATAAAAAACAAAATGAAGAATTAGAAAAAATACAAGGACGTTCTAACATAGGTGATGGAGACATATCAAGACCTAATGTAGATCCTTCAATGTTTTATTTTAATAAATAGATAAGGTGCGCAAGCACCTTTTCTTTTTTCATATTTATACCCGAATAACTTTATATAATGGCAGACAATCCAGAAAAAGAAATAGAAGGAGCAGCTGATAAAGCTGGAGATTTAAGAGAACAATTACAAGAAGTTTTATTTGTTTCTAGAGATATAGCATCAGAGGCAGCAGATTTAGCTAAATCTTTAGGAATGAATTCTATAGAAGCAGCATCCTTTAAAAAAGCATTTAAAGACACAGCAAGTGTATCTCAAAACTTAGTAGATAATGCTGAAAAATTATTAGAAGGAGAATTATCTTTAAATGACATCCAAAAAGACATAGCTAAAAACAAACAGTCTCAAATAGGCTTAGATAGAGAAATAGAACAACTTCTATCAAAAGCAGGAGTATCTCAAAAAGATATATCAGCTAATTTAGGAACATCTTTTGGATTAACTGAAATGTTAGTTGAAAAACATCAAGGTATTAATAGTGAAATAGCAGATGCTGTAAAATTATATGAAGAACAAGTAACTGCTAATAAAGAAAATGCTTTAGAATTAGATAAACAAGAAAATATAGCTAGAAAAATTAAAGACACTGTAGGAGCCTCAGGTAAACTTATAGAAGGAATAGGTAAAATCCCTATAGTAGGTCAATTTATAGATTCTAAAGAAGCCTTAAAAAAGATGAATAAGGCAGCAGCTGAGGGAGCAAGTAAAATGCAAACTATGATGGTTGGTTTAAAATCTGCCGTCCAAGATGTTATAAAAGGAGCATTAGACCCACTAACAATAGCTATAGCAGCTCTTAAAGCAGGTCTTACTTTTGATAAACAACTTACTAATCTTGAAAAAGGAATGGCATTATCTCGTGGAGAAGCCATGGCCTTTAGACAGGAAATGACTATAGCAGCAGCCTCAAGTAATGATTTATTTGTTAATACAGAAAGAATTCAAAAAGGTTTAGGAATTTTACAAAGTCAAATTGGATTTGCAGCTGGTTTTTCTTCAGAAATGTCTATAGAAGCTGCAAAAATGTCAGAATTATTTGGCATGTCTGAAAAAGCCATTGGGGGTATGGCACAATCTTCTTTAATAACGGGTAAAACTTTAGAAGAGACAAGAAAAGATATAGGGGTAATTGTAGAAAAACAAAAAGAACAAACAGGTTTATCATTTAGTCATCAAGAAATATTAGAAAAAGTAGGTAACACTACCGGTCAGATTAAAGCACAATTAGGTGCTAATCCAGAGGCAATAGCAAAAGCTGTAATGAAAGCTAAAGAATTTGGATTAGAATTAGAACAAGTAGCAAAAGCAGGATCAGCATTACTTAATTTTGAACAGTCTATAGAAGCAGAGTTAGAAGCAGAATTACTAACAGGTAAACAACTTAATTTAGAAAGAGCAAGAGCATTAGCATTACAAGGTGACTATGCAGCATTAGCTGAAGAAGTAGCAAGCCAAGCGGGTAATTTTACTGAATTTAGTAAAATGAATGTTTTACAACAAAATGCTTTAGCTAAATCATTTGGAATGTCGTCAGATGAATTATCTGAAATGTTAATGAAACAAGAAGCTCAAGGCAAAACTGTTGAAGAATTAAGAGCAGCAGGTAAAGACGAATTAGCAGACAGATTAGAACAAAGAAATGTCCAAGAAAGTTTTAATGATGCTGTAGCAAAAATGAAAGGAATATTTGTTGATTTAGTAGGTGGTCCTTTAGGTGAATTTCTAAACATATTAACTTTAGCTTTAGAACCTATTAACATTATGATGACAGGATTATCAGGAATACTTTCTCTTTTTGGAGAAAATAGAAAAGAATTAACCTTTATGGAATCCTTATTAGGAAGTGTAGCAGCAATTTTCTTAACTATTAAAGCACGTGCAATGCTTATTAAAGGAATAACAGTAGCTACTAATGTAGCTAAAGCTATAGGTTTAGGATTTGATATAGCTTCAAATAAAGCTTCAAAAAGTTCCGTAAGAGGATTAGGTTCTAGGTTAGGTATGAATGTAGCTTTAGCATCTGCTAAAATATTTGGTTCACTTGCTAAAATACCATTTGGTTTAGGTATACCAGTAGCAATAGCTGCTATTATTGGAATGGCTAGTTTAGTATATGGTTTATCAAAAAGAAAAGCAGAAAAAGGGGGATTTATAGGAGGGAAAAGACATTCTCAAGGAGGCACTCTTATTGAAGCAGAACAAGGTGAATTTATTATGAGCCGAAAAGGAGTACAAAATGTAGGATTAGGTAACTTATATGCTATGAATAAAGGAGGAGGAATAGTTAGTGGAGGAGGAAGAGCACAAGAAGGAGGAGAAGTAGGATCAGGTAATCAAGGAGTTACTAAAGTAGTAGTAGAAAATAAACCTGGTGTAATAGTAGCTTCTCCGTATGGATTAAATGACGCACAATATCAATCAAGAAACGAAAACTTTAAAACAAGATTTGAATAAAATTTATATTTATAATAAAATAATACAATTATGGGATTAAAAGACTTAAAATCAAATTTAGACTTACTAGGGGGTTTTGGTAATCAAGGAGGAACATTAGGAGAAATGGATAGTTTTAATCCATCTAATTTCCAAAAACCAACAGATGAAGCTTCACAGGCACATGTAGACTCTTTACAAGAAGTACCTGGTGGTTCACAAAATTCACCTTATCAAGATTTAGATGGAAATCAAGGACCACAATTTCAATTACCAACAGCTCAAGCATCACAAAAACATATAGATTCATTAACACAACAATCTACATATACTCATGGTGATTCAACTGAAGTAGTAGGACCAGTACCTGGTGGTGATAGTAGTTCACCTTTTCAAGACTTAGATGGTTTACAAGGACCACAATTTCAACA